TAGCAAGTTTATCAATAATCAAAAGATTGTGTCCACTTTGGATAGTCTGATGATTTTGGAGTTCTTTGCTGATACTATTCATCGTAGTAATTTTGATCTTGCTAAGTTTAAGAAGGAAGAGTATTATGCTCATATGACTAAACTATTGAGTGATTTTGGAATCAATGGTTTGGATAGTGCAAAGATCAAAGACGCTAATATTGTATATAATCAGATCAATCGTATTATTGATCAGGTTTATGATACCGATAAGGTTTCACAATATAAGAGTGTCTTCAAGAAATCAGAATCTGATAAAGTGTATGTTGCTCCGAAAATGTCGGCTCTTAGAAAAACAATTAAAGCGGAACTTGACAACAATCCGATACTGAAGTATACTATGTGTGTTACGCCTGTCAGTGGCAACCTGAGAGAATTGAAAAACATTAATCCTCTCAAGCAGCATGACGGCAATAGAGGCTACTACTATCGTGACAACAATAGTTGGTCTAACTCTATTGATGATGTTGAGAGATTAAAGGTTCAATTTGGTCAAATGATTGGTTAATTTTCACAGGAAACAGGAGAAATAAAATGAGTGTTCCTTTTATGTGGGTTGATGGTAATCTTACGTTGGTTCTTAATAATAGAACCTATCAGGTTTTGCCGGATCATATTAACTACAAGATGATTCTTGAGGCGTTGCCAACCGCGACCGCTGATGAACTTCTTAATATTGTTGATGTAGAAAAGGCTGTGGCTACTTTTAGTGATGGTCTTGTTGAGATCAAGAATGGTCAAGTCACCTACGAGGGTGAGGTTGTTCATGGTAGTATCAGCAAGCGTATTCTGGAGTTTATGAGCAAGGGTCTACCTTTTCAGCCTCTTGTTAATTTCCTGAATAATCTGATGGAGAATCCCAGTATGCAGAGTCAAAAGGAACTCTATGATTTCCTTGAGCATGAGCATCTGCCTATTACTGAGGATGGTTGCTTTCTTGCTTATAAGGCAGTCAGAAGCGATTACAAGGATAAGTATCGTGGAGTATTTGATAATAGCGTTGGTAACATCTGCAAGATGACCAGAGCAAAGGTTGATGATGATCGTAGTCGAGGTTGTTCTGATGGACTTCATGCTGGTGCATTGAACTATGTTGCTGGTTATGGTAGTCTTGAGAGTGGCGACAAGATTGTGATCGTCAAAATTAATCCCAAGGACGTTGTGAGTGTTCCTAGTGATTGTAACTGTGAGAAACTTCGCACATGCGAATATCTTGTGGTTGGTGAATATCAAGGAGAACTTCTCAAGCCGTTGTATTCGGCAACATTCTCAGAGGATGAGTATGCTGGTTATGATGACGAGGATGAGGACTATGATATCCGTGATGATTACTGGGATCAGTTTGATGACGAAGATGAAGATGAGGATTATGAGGACGAGGATGATTACGACAACTCGTACCCTGGTTGATTAAAAGAATTAGTGGAGTCTGGGGACTAAGATAGTAGCCTCTGGCATCGAATGATACACACGCTATTTGAGAGGGTTCGATTCCCTCCCGCTATTTTATATTGCTAATGGTGGTAGAGGTTGCCACCCCAATATAGGTTCACAGAAGAAACAGGTAAGATAATGTTTAGCGATAATCTTGGTTTTAATCCGTTTGATAAGAATAACACCACATCTATTAAAAGTAGCGAAAAATTCTTGAATTCTTTTAAGCAAAATCATATTTTTGTTTATAACGGTAATCCTCGTAAGAAAATTAGTAGCATGAGTCATACTGATCGTCTTACAGAGGCTATTAATGCTAATAATACCAATGGATCAGACGTTTATTTCTATGTAAACGGTGGTCGCAAAATGTATGCGATTAATCAGTTTACTAGTTGTTTTTGCGATATGGATGCTGGTAGAGGCAGCGATGGAAAATACTTTAAACCTAGCGTTGTAATGAAAAAGAAGAAGGACTTTCTTGACGCTATTAATAACTTTCCAGTTAAGCCTAGTTGGGTAATTGATACTCGTAATGGTTATCAGTGTTACTGGATTTTTGATGAATCTAGTCGCCAAATCATTGGCAAGAACAAGACATATTGGAATGGTCTACAGAAGAAACTGGTAAATTACTTTGGTGGTGATCCGCGAGCGATTAAGCCTAATCAGATTTATCGTGTGCCTTATACTTGGTGGCGTAAAGGTTGGGAAGGCAAGGCTCCTTATTTTACCAGTATTCTGCCCGGATCAACAGGCAAACCAATTAATGTGTCTGATTTGCAGTCTGCTCTTACTGGTCAAACAACCAACATTGTTATTGATCCAACCAAGTGTAGTGATGAATGGTACAAGGGCTATGCCAAAGCGTATAAGCAGGCAGATACTAATAGTCTCCCAGTTTCACCCGATGTAGCAAAGGAAATCCTTATGAATCTATGTGGTCAGAAAAATACTCAGGAATCAGTTGAAGTAGATTTTGATCCTACTCCAATTAGTGTTACCTATAATAATTCTGTTAATGCACAAGCATTTAAGAACTATAGCAACACATACGATAAGGTTTATGGTGATCCAAACCCGGTTGTGCCTGGAGAAGTCACGCATGGCGGTTGTTTAAATCTCAGCGGTCAGCAGACCAAACTTTTAAAAACGGTCGTGGAGTACCTTAATCAAGCGTCCACAGCGTTGTATTTCAGCAACAATCGCTTTCTGAGTAGTTCGGCCAAAGACCTTGCTGCTCAACTTGGCGACCAATTTTGCATAGGCTAAAAAATGCACGAACCATATGACGAAGATGATGAATATGACGATCATCAATACGATTACGACAATCAAAATATGTGGTATTTCAAATTTGATATCAGTCAAAATCCTTCATTCTCTAAATGGGTTCAAGATATAGTCAAAAACATCATCAATCCTCTAGACAATTCTATAATGGATAGTTTAGATAAGGCTTGGGGTGTAGAAAATAAAAATGCGTATGTGTTTCCTGTGAATAGTTGGAATCCCAATACTGCGAACGATAAAAAGTTCCAGTATTTGGGATCCAATTATGCTGGTGAACCTATATGGAAAAGCAAATATTGGGCAATAAATCCGATTAATCAAGAATACAAGTCTCACCTACAATCACACGCAGCACATTTTATAAATCAACCAAAATATTACAAGGGATTATTCGACGTCTTAAATTAAGGAAAACATTATGTCAGAATCAGACTGGTTTGTTATATCAGATTTATCAGACTTTACAGACAAGGCTAGAGCAATAGTCTACAACAATTTCGGAACTTGGCAAAATGATTCTGAATTAGACATTCTAATAGATGATGTAAAAGATGAAGAAAAAGAAGAATTCGATAAGATGCTCTCTCATCAAGAATCATTGGTAATAATAAAAGAAAATGTTAAAATTCAAAAGAATAAACGAACTAAAAAAATCAGATACATTTTAAACGACAGTATCTTTGCTGATATAGTATATAAATTAAACGACAGAATGGTTAGTAATATTATCGGCAACTTAGTGCAAAAGGGTTTGGTTGAAACAGCATTTGATGATGAAGCAAACGACTTTGTTTTTTGGGTAAAAGAAGATGACAAAAACAGCGAAGAAAAGCCAGAAACCGATTGAGATTGATGCTCATTTTAAATATGGGTGTCCTAATACCGATTGTCATTACGATCACTGGCTATCTTTAAAAGAAACTCAAACAAAAGGTTTCAAAGTAGTCTGTGATTGTGGTTATGTTTTTAAACCAAAAAGAATATCGAAGATTAAAATAGTCTACGCAAATATTCAGTCAGTACCAAAAACAGAAAAGCCGCCAGAACCAGAGAAGGTTATAGAAAAACCTAAGATTCCAGTTGACTTCAAGAATACTTGTGTTAAACTATTGGTGAGTTATGGTTTTACAAAAGACGAGTCTGTGTCTTTGTGTGAAAAAGCGTTTGAGAAAAATCCAGTAACTAGTTCTGGATTATTGATTAAGTACATATTACAAAATTTGGAGGAATTAAATGTCAACAATTAAGCGACCAACATCTTTTGACAAAATTATTGGGCAGTCTGATGTGGTGAACCGTCTGAAAATCTCTACGATGGGCTGTAAAAAAAGTGGTAGCGTCCTACCCCATGTTTTAATTGACGGGCCTCCTGGCCTTGGTAAAACAACCATAGCGGGTGCTATAGCCACTGAGATGGACGTAAATCTATATACTGCCAATGCGGCCAATCTGCGAAGCGTTAAAAGTGTTCTACCATATTTGCTACGAATGACTAAACGATCCGTATTCTTTATAGACGAAATCCATCGTTTGCCAAAACTAGTGGAAGAATTTTTGTATCCAGTAATGGAAGATTTTAAGATCAACATTATTCTTGAAAAAGAACCAGAAGAAATAGAAATTCCAGCATTTACCCTGGTTGGTGCTACAACAAGTGGTGGTAGTCTTAGTCAGCCATTTTATGATCGTTTTCAGATTAAAGAGCATCTATCTTTTTATACTGATGATGAACTAGCCAAACTAGCAGGATTGAATTCTGGCGATATAGGATTAGTCATACCAGATGTAGACCTCTTAGAAATTGCTAAAAGAAGCAAAGGAACGCCACGAATTCTTAACGGTAGACTACAATGGTATAAGAATTACAAAATGTGTAATCAGGATGGTGCAACTATTGACGATATTTTTAATCTTCAAGGAATTGATGAATATGGCTTGGATGTGTATGATAGAATGTACTTGGATATTCTAAAAAAGAATAAGGGCAATCCTTTAGGTCTAAAGTCTATTAGTTCTCTAACAGGAATTGCTATTGAAACTATTGAAAATAGTATCGAACCATATCTAGTTAGAAAAGGTTTTGTGCATCGCACACAAAAAGGCAGAATCATAGGCCAAACATGGTAAAAATCATTTATTTAATTTTTGTATTAGGACTGCTGCTCACAGTAGCGTCTGCTAACGATGGGTTTATATTGTCTTCTATAGACGAAGGACGCAAATTATCTAATCTCACAAACAAACCACTGTTAGTAATATTCGGGTCAGATAATTGTCCGTTTTGCGTGTCTTTAAAACAAGACATTTTGGATCTTAAACTAAGTCCAGACATTGATAAGTATATTATTTGTTATATTGATCTAAAAGAATATCCAGAATTAAAAAATCAATATGATATATCTATGATACCAGATTCTAGGATCATAATTAATGATCAACAAAAATCAAAGCTCAAGGGATATGCCAAACAGAATTATATAAAATGGCTAAACAATGCTAGATAACAATATTGTCGTTATATTAATTGTTGTAATAGTTATTAATACATTTTTTACGGGCTATTTTTTAGGCAGATTCACTGGTCATAACGGTGTATCTAATGACAAGCCCAAATCATTTTTTAAACAACAAGATTCTAAAAAACAAGAAATAAGCGATATTTCCATAGATAACAAGAAGTTTGTTGTTGATATTAAAACAGAAGGATTGGAGAAAAAATACGATTCATTAGGAGATGTAAAAACCACAGAAGAAAACATCTCTAACTCTGTAAATAAACTTAAAAATCTAAAGAGGTAAGTTATGGCAAAGGGTTTAGACGTAGGTACAAGTTTTATAGTTTTATCACAAGAAAACAATGGCAATATTGAATATAAAGATTTTAGAGATGCCTTCTATGTGATCAAGCCGACCACCCCAGTTGCTACAAAGATGATCGAAAAAGGATTATCTGGTAAAACCTTTATCAAAGATAGCGATGGCTCTTTTATTATCTTGGGTAAAGACGCTATAGAAAAAGCAGTAGAACGAAACGATATAGCAAAACGCCCAATGTATAGGGGCGTTGTATCCGCTAAAGAAAAAGACGCCAAAAGAGTGTTGGCTTTTATCTTAAAAGAAGTAGTCGGAACATCTTCGGAGCCTGGAGAAAAATTAGTTTTCTGCGTTCCTGCTCAACCAGTAGACCAAGAAGATGAAGATTTTGATGTTGGTTATCATGAAGATGTTGTCAAAACTGTTTTAGCAGAATGTGGTTATGATGCTAGAGCAATTAACGAAGCCGAAGCATTATGTTATGCTGAATTAGAGAATGAAGATTATACTGGCATAGCCATAAGTTGTGGTGCTGGCATGACTAATGTTTGTGTAATGTTAAACGGCGAACCAACAGTAATCTTTAGTACCACAAAGTCAGGCGACTGGATTGATCGTATGAGTGCTGTAGCCACTGGAGAAACTGATAGTGTTGTTCAAGCAGAGAAAGAGGGTGGTGGTTTTAAAATTGGTGAACAGAACGACAATCCTGTTTTGGCAGCAGTCTCTGCATATTATGAGAGGCTAATTGATTATACTACTAAACAATTGTCTTTTGCTTTAGCTGGTCATAAATCTTTACCAAAATTTAAGAATCCTCTAAAAATTGTTGTTGCTGGCGGAACTTCACAAGCACAAGGATATATTGAGCTGTTTACTAAAAAGTTAACAGAGAATAACTTCCCGCTACCCGTTAAAGAAGTGGCTCATGCTGTTGATCCTTTGCACTCCGTATCTAAAGGATGCTTAATAGCATCTAAAGTTTTATGAGTAATTATCTAAATATAGATATTCCTACCTTTTTTTGTTTTTTAGATACCAATTTTTTCTATAATAAACCTCCAGACATTAATTCAGAAAGAATAGTAGTAGAAGTATTTAACTTTACTAGTATTCCACAAAGATGTGGATTATTTTCGATAATGACTGAATATGGTAGTCAACACGCAAGAGTACCTATTCATTATTTACGAGCAACAGAATCTGGTGGATCAAACTATCCACTAGATTGGATTCAGTTGTGGGATACTATTAGCTATTATGCTTCTGTTAAGATAGATCAATATACTAAAAATAGAGCAGCAAATATTTTTCTTAAAGACAAAACCTTACACAAAGCAAAGTATCTGTTTACTATAGACTGGTGTTTGGGTCCACAATATCAAAATGGTTACGGAGAGATGTCTGCTGGTCATAAATGTGGACATTTCTTTCAGGGGTCTGGTGGGCAATATTTTTTGCAACCCAATAATAGGGTTCTTTGGATGGATGGCGGCAGTTTTATTGCTAAAAAATTTGACAAAAAACCGGACTGGGAAGTATTTAGTTTAGAATTTAGTTGTGAGAATACTGGTAGTAGATGGGTGAGCGAAAGTGAAGAAGAATTATATTTTTACGAATTCAAAGAACAAAAATAATGTTTGGCTTTAGAAAGTATATTAGATATGCTTATAGATCTCCTAAATGGAGTGCTGTAAGAAAACAACATCTTGATAGTCAGCCAGTTTGTGCGGCCTGTGGAAGAAATAAAAAACTAGAAGTTCATCATATAGAACCAGTACATTTAAATCCAGAAAGAGAGTTAGATCCTACTAATCTAATTACTCTGTGTGATAATCCTTGTCATTTTGTGTTTGGCCACTTATTTGATTATAAGAGCTGGAATAAAGCGGCTATAAAAGATTGTGAAGTGTATTTAAATAAGGTAAAAAATAAGCCTCATAAATAATAGGTGCCTTATGAATAAGCTAGCTTATGGACTATTCTTATCTTTTTTAACCATTCTATCTCCTACGCACGGAGGTACAATAGACCCCTATACTCCTGACGCTAGATACATACAATATGCTAAAGATTTTCATTATGTTGGTAAATTATGTGGAACATATGCAGACGGCACAAGATTTTGTGCATCGGCGGTAGCAATAGATGACCACCACATATTAACAGCGGCACACGTTGTTAAAGGTAGTAATAGTTGTTTAGTAATTTTTAAAAATAAAGAATTTTGTGTGACAAATGTTGTTATACATAAAGATTTTGAAAGTAAGTTTGGTGTTGCAGATATTGCGATAGGATATTCTAAAGAGTCATTCGGTCTTAAATTCTATCCAACCCTTTATTCCGAAACAGACGAAATTGGAAAAATATGCTCTATCTCGGGATATGGAATCACTGGCACATTTAAAACAGGATCTATAAAAAGCGACGACCAAAAACGTGCCGGATCTAATGTCATAGAGCGAATAGAAGATGATATGCTTATATGTAATCCATCATTTCCTAAAGATCCAAGAAGAACAAGCTTAGAGTTTATGATTGCTAGTGGAGATAGTGGTGGTGGGCTATTTATCGGAAACTCATTAGCAGGCATAAATTCGTGTGTAATGGCCATTGACAGAACTCCTCAAAGCAAATATAATGAGGAGTCTGGTCATACCAGAATTCAAAAATTTATACCGTGGATAAAAGAGAATAAACAAAAATAATTAGCAGAAATGAATAATTCCAACGATTTCGATAGAAAGTCTTTTCGTAAAGAACAACTAAACTTTAAGAAAAAAAAATCTAGATGGCCAAACGAAATAAATGACGAAAAAAAAGTAGCTAAATTTCATAAGACAGATCTAAAAAGAAAACTACAAGAACTGGAAGAAGAAGAAAAATGGGAAGACTGGGAGAATTATAATTGAAATATTTAGAGGAACTACAAAACGGTGAAGCTTTTTATGCAGACGAATCGCACTGGTTGGTTACCGCAGACTTTAAAAATAGTGGTAAAAGATTGTGCTATAGTCTTAGAGACGGGTATGCTAAATGGTTCGATGGTAATACTATCATAAATCTCAGCCCGATTTATTCTCTAGATAAAGACAATAATATAATTCCTATTAGAGAATACAAAAATGAGAATAATAAACTTTCTTAAAGCTTTATTTTGGCATATCTATAGCGGTTCGCCAAAATCTTCAAAAGCACTTATCATGCAAAGATATGGGGTTTGTTGTGGTTGTGAATTTTTTGACGATGAAAAATCACAATGTCTACAGTGTGGATGCAACATAAATACCAAAGAAATATTCATGAATAAATTGGCCTGGGCAGATCAAAAATGCCCCCTCAACAAGTGGTAAAAGACTATTTAAATGTTAAAGGTAATTAGTTTTAGTCTTTGGGGCAACAATCCTAAGTATACCGTTGGTGCTATTCGCAATGCTGAATTGGCTCTAAACATATATCCAGACTGGAAATGTAAATTTTTTATTGGAAAATGCGTACCAAAATCTATTATAGAACAACTATATTCTTATCCCAATACTCTTTTTAGCCTAAAGCCAACTATTGGTGATTGGACCAGTATGTTTTGGAGATTTGAAACATCGTATGATACAAACATCGACATATCGATTTTTAGAGATACAGACTCTAGAATTAATATGAGAGAAAGATATGCTGTTGAGGATTGGTTAGACACAGATAAAACCTTTCATATTATGAGAGATCATCCACATCACGGATTCCCTATACTTGGAGGCATGTGGGGATTTAAAAATAACCCAAAATATCAAATGCAAAAACTATTAAACTCTTTTAATAAAGAAAATAAATATGGCACGGACTATCAATTCTTTATAGAACAACTTTATCCGCTCATAGGCTATGACAAAATTGTTCACGACCCATTTTTTGACAAAATAGATTTTCCACAATCAAGACAAGGCACAGAATTCGTCGGTGATGTATTTGATGAATATAATAATAGACATCCAGAATATGGCAGCTATATAACATAATATGAAGATCTCTCTATGCATAACGTCTTATTATAAAGATGTTAAATTATTAAACAATTTACTAAATCTTTTTACCTCACAAACTATTGCTCCGTATGAAATTATAGTTTATTGTAGTGGATTAGATGGTATGAGACTATCTCCATATTTGACCATAAAAAACACGTCAGTGCCAGTATTTTCTGTAGTAAGCTATAAAAGGACTATTCAATCAGTAGCTCGAAATATATGCGCTTCTGTGGCAACTGGTGATGTAATTATTTTCTTTGATGTTGATGACTATCCTCATTATCAAAAAATAGAAATTACTAATGAAATCTTTAAAAAATATGATCCAGACTTCATGGTTCACAGCTATTCTAAAACCGATACAAATCTATATAAGACCATAGAAGTAGAAGATATTGTGCCTAAAAATAATTTGTCTAATTCTGCTCACGACACTAACATAATATGTGAAGATCATAGTATACATCACGCACATATAGCTGTAAAAAAGACAATTTTTGAAAAGATCAAATATAATGAACACATAAACTACTATAGAAAAGAAGACGGAAAATTTTGTCAGGATCTTCTTTCACACAATTTCAAAGGTCTTTTTATCAATTATCCATTAGTAATTTACACATGATTATTTATCATCATTTAGGTCTTGGAGACCATATTATATGTAATGGTTTAGTCAGGCATTTTGCCGAAACAAGTGAGGTTACTGTCTTATGTAAGTATCATAATTCTAGAAACATTAAATTTATGTATCGAGATCACCCAAATGTAACAGTATATGACATATTGAGCGATGAAGAAGCAAACCAATTTTGTAATATTCAAACTCAAAACAATATTGATGTGCTAAGAATTGGTTTTGCTGTTGGAGGTAAAAGATATTATGATTGCTTATGGGATGAAAATTTTTACAAAAACGCTTACATAGATTTTGATTTTTCTTGGTCAAAATTTATTGTTATACCCGACGAAGAAAAATCTTTACAGACTTATAAAAAACTAAATCCTACAAACGAAGATTATATTTTTATACATAATATAGACTCTACTAATACTGATAGAATTGATTATTCAATTATAGATAGTCGTATAAAAGTTATAAAAACAGATTCTTCTATTTCTTTT